TCGAACAAAATACTAACGTTACTCGTAATCGCTTCTTAAGCCAAGTAAATCCATACATGGAATCAGTAGTACAACGTCAAGGTTTATACGCTTACAAAGTAGTAATGGATGATTCCAATAATACACCTGATGTAATCGATCGTAACCAATTAGTAGGTCAGATCTATATCCAACCAACTAAAACTGCTGAATTCATTATCTTGAACTTCAACCTAACTCCAACTGGTGCTGAGTTCCCTGCCTAAGGGACTTAGCCAGTTAATATTTATTAACAGCAATTAAACAACTATAAAAAATGGCAGTATTAAATCCGAACGAAATCATGTTTACAGCATTTGAACCTAAAGTTCCCAACAGGTTCATAATGTATATTGATGGTATCCCAGCATATTTGATTAAAAAGGCCGCAGCGCCTGGATTTGAAGCTAATATGATTAAACTCGATCATATCAACGTTTACCGTAAAGTAAAAGGTAAAGTTGAATGGAATGATATGAATTTAGAACTTTATGATCCTGTAACTCCAAGTGGTGCTCAAGCTGTAATGGAATGGGCTCGTTTGGCACACGAATCAGTAACTGGACGCGATGGTTACTCCGATTTCTATAAAAAAGATTTAACTTTAGATATTTTAGGCCCAGTAGGCGATATCGTAGGTGAGTGGATTATTAAAGGTGCTTATTGTAAAACAGCAACATTCGGTGAATACGATTGGTCACAAGGTGATGCTGCAATTTCTTTATCTATAACAGTAGCTATGGACTACTGCGTATTAAACTTCTAATCACTCTTCATATTTCTATTCTTAAGGCGTCTGCTTTGGCAGACGCTTTCCTTTTGCATATATTTATATACACAAATAAAATTAGTTTATGGCTGAATTAAAATTACCAACTGAAATCGTTACATTACCATCTAAAGGTTTATTGTATCCTAAAGAATCACCACTTTCCAAAGGTGAAGTAGAAATGAAGTACATGACGGCTAAGGAAGAAGATATTCTTAGCAACACCAACTTTATTCGTCAAGGCGTTGTAATTGATAAATTATTACAGGCGCTAATCGTTACTCCAATCGATTATAATGAATTATTAATAGGCGATAAAAACGCGATCCTTATTGCAGCCCGCATTTTGGGATATGGTAAAGACTATGCGTTTAAATACGCTAACGAGCGAGGTAAAGAAGTTGAAGCTACTGTTGATTTAACTACACTAAAAGAAAAACAATTAGACGAAACATTGCTTAAACCAGGTGTAAATGAATTTAATTTTACCTTACCTAAATCAGGTAATGCAATTACATTTAAATTATTAACACACGGTGATGAGAAAAAAATTGAGACTGAAATTAAAGGTTTACAAAAAGTAAATCCAAATGGAGCATATGATGTTACAACACGTTTAAAACATATGATCACATCAATAAATGGTGATCGTGATCAGAAAAATATTCGTGATTTTGTAGATAATTACTTACTTGCTGTCGAAGCTAGAGCCTTCCGTGAATATTATGCTAAAGTCCAACCAGATATTGACTTAAAGTATATTCCTGAAGATGAAAACTATGTTGGGGAGGGCATAGAAGTTCCTATTTCTGTTAGCTTTTTTTGGCCTGACGCCGGAATATAGGATTTACTTATTTAGACAGATTCATGAAATAGTATTCCACGGAAATGGTGGATATGACTGGGACACTGTATACAACATGCCTATATGGTTACGTAAAACTACATTTAATTTAATGAAGGAGCATTATGATAAACAAAATGAAGAGGCTGAAAAACAACAAAATATGTTGAAAAATAAAACAGGTGCCTCTAAAAATATATCACGTCCAAACATAACCCCATCATATACTGCGAAGGTGCCCAAAAAATAGGCACCTTCAATATTTATACGACGTAACATCTAATTATGGCTAACACACCATTAACACCAGAACAGGAACAGGAAAGACTGGAACTCATACAGAGGCAAAACGCTGCTGCTAAGGAATTAGCTAGCACGTATGAAAGAATGGCTAAAACAGTTAATGGAATAAATGATGAGGAAAAAGAAACATTAGACATAGCTAAAAAAATATCTAAAGCATCATCAGATTTAGAAAAAGCTATTAGTAAACGTTTAGATAAAACATCTAGCGTTAAAGATATCCAAAAATCTATTCAAACATTAGAGCAAAATTCCTTAAAAAATGCTAATCTTTCTAAAATATTAGATCAAAAAAGATTAGAGGCTCAACAGAAGTTTCAAAAATTAGATAATGAAAGAATTAGATTAGGAAAATCGTTATATGATTCACAAGTAAAAGCAGATGAAGAAGCTAAAAAATTAGCTGAAAAAGAAACAGAATTACTTGTATTATCTAATAGTAGACTAAAATCAGATAGAGATAGAGCTAAAATATTAGCTAAAGAAGTAGCTGAGCTTAGAGCAGAAGGTAAAGCAACACAATTTAATTTAAATCAAAAACAAAAAACAGTTGACTTAGCTGAAAAAGCCGCTGATGAACAATATAATATAACTAAACAAATACAAGATTCTATAAGTGCTAACGAAGCTGTTAATAGAGAAACAGAAAAAGAAATTGGATTACTTAAAGAAACAGAAAAAATAAAAAGAAAAAAAGAATTACTTGATGTTTTAGAAAAAAAGTTTAATATAGATAAACTTAAAGATTTAACTAGCATAGCAGGTATGTTTAAAATCATGCTAGAATCCGCTCTTCGTTTTAATGCTATATCAGTAGATGTAAGTAAAAATTTAGGTTATAGTGCCTCTGAAGCAGATAGAGTAACTCAAAACCTAGTAGAGGTAGCTGCTCATTCTGGCAACGTAAATGTTACTCTTAAGAATGCCGGAGAAGCAATGTCTGAATTAAATACTGCTACTGGATTAGTAGGAGAATATTCAGCAGATACTCTTGAAACCCAAATTATGTTAACTAAACAGTTTGGGTTACAAGCAGATGAAGCAGCAGGAATATATAAATTATCAGTACTAAATAACAAATCAGCATCTGCTACTAATAAAGCAATGGTAGGTGCGTTTGTAGCTGTTAGAAATTCACTTAAAGTAGGAGCTAACTTTAAACAAGTAATGGCTGAGGCAGCTAAAGTATCAGGCCAATTAGCTGCAAACCTAGGATATAGTCCAGAACGTATTACTAAAGCTGTAGTATCAATGAAAGCATTTGGTACTACACTTGAACAAACTAAGGCTCAAGGTGATACTCTTTTAAATTTTGAATCTTCACTTGAAGCAGAATTAAAAGCAGAATTACTAACTGGTCAACAATTAAACTTAGAAAGAGCTAGAGCAGCAGCATTAGCAGGTGATCAAGTTGAATTAGCAAAAGAACTTAGTAATCAAGGAATGACGCTTGAGAAGTTCTCAAAAATGAATGTACTTGCTCAAAGATCATATGCTGAAGCTATAGGATTAAGTGCGGATCAATTATCTGAACAATTACAAAAACAAAAAGTAGCTAAAGAACAAGGTAAGTCATTAGCCCAAATAACAGAAGAAGAAGCACTTGAAGCGGAAAAAAGACAAAAAATACAAGATAAATTTAACCAGGCTATAGAAAAACTACAAGATTTAATTGGTAATTTAGTAGCAGGACCATTATCTATATTCTTAGATGGATTAACATCCGCTTTAACATTTGTAGGTTATATATTAAGACCAATTCAATTTATAGCAGATTTAGCAGGTTACATTGGAGAAAAATTTGCTAGTTGGTCTGAAGCACTTGGTCCATTTGGAATATTATTAAAAGGAATAGCAGGTATTGCTATTGTATTAGCAGCTTATGGTGCATACGCAGCATTAGCCTGGATACCAGTAGTTGGCCCTATATTAGGTGCAGCAGCTGCTGTTGCAGTACTAGCAAAAGGATTTTCATCTTTAGCTGGTGCTAAAAAAGCAGGGGACATGTATAGTCCTGCTGATGGCGAAACACAAGTATCTACTAAAGAAGGTGGATTATTTGAATTATCTAAAAAAGATGATTTATTAGCCGGTCCTGGACTAGCAGATAAAGTTAAAGGGGGTAAAGAAGGAGCAATGATTACCCCTCAAATTGATTTAACACCAATGATTGTAGCTATTAGTGAGGTTAAAGCCGCTGTTAATAATTTAGTAAATCGCCCAATAGAGATAAGTCTAGACGGTAAAAGAGTTGGTAGTGGACTAACACAAGGCTCATACAAAGTAGCCTAAAATCTACATATTTATATCAAACAATTAAAAATTCATAATTATGCCAATTAATTACCCATCAACAAGCAGATTAAGTTTAAGTGGTAATAATATCAATGCAGTACCATCTCAACCAGCGTGGGGCTACATTGATTCTACTAATAATACTAATCCTGCTGTTAGTAAATTACAAAACACATATTCTGTTGATTCTATCCCTCCAGTTAGATTGAAGGATTTCAACATTAATGGTGTAACTACTGTACCAGCTGAATCTAGATTAGATGAATTGGATCGTAGAGCTCCAAACTTAACAGCAGGTGGTATTGTATCTCAAGTATACAAATCCCCAAGAGGCCGCCAGTATAAAGATTTAGGTCCTCGTGACGGACGTTATTAATAGTATAAGATGCCTTTAATTGATCTACGTACAAACTTAAAATCACTTAAGTATGGAGCTGATCGCTTAGGTGGTGGTGATAGTGGCTTACCTTATATTACAAAAGATATTAATAAAGCCAATACAGGATTAAAGTTTGATGATGGATTAGTTAGAGGTGGAGCAGTAAATGCCGCTATTGCAGGTGCTGTTGATACAGCTCGCATATTTAAATTCTTAAAAGATCCCCCAAAAGGTCCATTATTTCTAGTTAAACAAGTAGGATTACAATTATCTAATCCACGATTAGAGGTACCTAAAAACCCAGCTAATATAGCATCAGGAATACCTGATAATCTATTGGCTGTAGGAACAAATGGATTACTAGAGCCAACTCGTATCTATAATTTAGGTATCAATACACTTGCTCAAGTACCAGTAAATGCATTTGGGATTCATTTTAATAGACATGGTATACTACCTATTCAAACAGAAGCTAGTAAGTACGAGGCAGTAGCTACTGCTAATAATCGTTGGAAAACAGCATCAACAGATATTCCTTATAATCAAATAGGTAATAGGCTAGTAAGATTAACTAGTAAATTTAAATTAGGTGATAGAGAATATACTTCACCAATTGGAAATGTTTCTCTTCCAGGAGGAATATTAGCTGCACTTCCATTACCAATAAATCTTAAACCACAAGATTTAATTATTGATGATTATGCTGCTGGTCCTAATTCCGTTTATGGAATTGGCCGCACTACCCTTAATAGATATAGTAATACTGAAGATGGGTTTAAAATAAATTTGCAAACTGGATTTAGTAGACAATTTGCAGGTAAAACTAGAAATCAAAATGGACAAGTAGAAGTAGTTAAATTAAAAAGTACTGAAGATTATGAAATATCTACTTTAACACGTTCTACTTTAAGTTCTAAAACATGGAAATATGATAATACTGATTTAAATAATTCCTTTTTAAATCCTATAGCTAAATCTAGTGATACAGGAAGCAAATCTCAGCCTATAGGATATACAGTTACTATGGGTAATGATTTAGGTAAAGGATCTAATTCTATATCTCAATATCCAGGGTCTAAAGATGAACCTACAGCATTTAATCAAAATACTATAGCATATAGTAATCCATCATTAAGAAAATATGCTGAATTAAAAAATCAACTTCCAACAGCATCATTATATAGTCATACTGATTACCAACAATCATCAAATGGAAAAATAAATAATTTAGCTTCTGATTACACATATAGTGAAAAAACTAATTTTACAATATTAAAACCAGACTCTAAAGATCCAAAATATCCATCTTCTAATTTAGAAAATCATATAAAAGATACTAAACAAAGTAAAATAGATGATCAAATTAGTGGATCTATAGGAATGAAAAATTCCTCTCGTACTTCTACTAGCTCTAATGATGTTATAGTAGGAGAACAATTACCTACATCTACACAATCTCCAACATATAAAAATAAGTATGGAGAGGTAGTTACAGTAAATATTCCTTGGAATAAAGTAACTCGTGAAATTAGAATTGGGAGTGGCAGAAGAGATGAAATAAATTTAACTCCTATATTTGAGGGCAGTAATGATTTTGGAGGAGATACTTTATTTAAAGATAATGATATACGTGATTTAGTTCGTTTTAGAATTCAAGCTGTAAATACTGATTCTCCTAATAGTGGTCAATGGATGGTATTTAGAGCATATTTAACAGATTTATCTGACGGTGCAGATGCATTTTGGAGTGATGTAAAATATGCTGGCAGAGGTGAGAGTTTCTATATATACACTGGGTTTACTCGTAAAATAAATATTAGTTTTAAAGTGGCTACATTATCCGCCAGTGAAATGAAGTTTGTATATCAGAAGCTTAATTATTTAATGAGTAACACAATGCCAGACTATAAAGACAATTTAATGAGGGGACCACTAATTAGAATATCCGTAGGTAACTGGATTGACTCTCAGTTAGGTATATTAAATAATATTAATCTTAAAGTACCAAATGATTCACCTTGGGAAATATCATTAAATGACCAAATGTTAGTATTACCTCATGTTGTAGAGGTAAGTATGACATTTACCCCTATTGGTTCTGAAACTGCTGGTGTTAATAAAATTTCTGAAAAATCAATGGGTACATCCAACATTGCTCAAAATAATACAGGAGATACTAAAACTCTTCAATATATAGATGTAAATGATTCTGACGGTACTGTTCCTCAATCAGGTGATCCTGAATTAGATGCTAGATTAAGAGCTAGAAGATATGATAGGAAATTAAGAGTAAATAAATCAGATCCAAGATTTAATCAAAATTAATAGTTATGGCAACAAGATATAATAATTCAATAGTATTACGTACATCTGGTGGTAAACCATATTACAAAGGTAAAGTATATCCAAATATACCTTTATCTGAAACAGATGTATATGTTATTACAAACATAGGAGACAGACTTGATCTTCTAGCTTATCAGTATTATAATGATGTTAACTTATGGTGGATTATATCTGTGGCAAATAATAATATAACTAAAGGATCATTATTCCCAGCTCCAGGTACTCAATTAAGAATACCAACAAATGTAAATAGTATTACAAGATTATTTAATGATTTTAACCAAGCTAGGTAAATGTTATGTCTATATTTAAAGAACCGATTAAGCCGAAAATTATAGATTCGATAAAAGCTAGACAAGATGCTCTAGTAAATCGAACACCTCAAAACCTCCAGTATTACAATTCACGTAATGCATGGATCAGAATGAGTTCTGCAGTTGAGGTAAATGGTGATAACGGTGATTTAGCTAGAAAATATGTTTTACAAGGTGGAACTACAGATATTAATTCTACAAAACGCTCAGGTGTAGGTGGCTTTACAAATGCCTATAGTAATACAGCTGCTGATGGACAAACACCATATCGTTTAGGTCTTCGCCCAATGCCTGGTATTACAGGAATAGATATTAAGTCAAAATCAGCATACGGTTCATTAAGAGAGGTAGTAGTAAATTTTAATGCTTGGGATATCCACCAGCTTGAAGATTTAGAACTATTATATATGCGCCCAGGATATTCTGTATTAGTAGAATGGGGATGGTCACCATATTTAAATGATAAAGGAGGATTTGAAACTACAGTTGATTATTCTAATTCTGTATTAAAAGCACAAAATAATTCTCCATCTAAAGAAGATATATGGAAAGAACTATACAAAAAATCACTAGATACAGGAGGTAACTATGATGCAATGTATGGACTTATTAGAAACTATAGTTGGAAAGCAAGAACTGATGGAGGATATGATTGTACTGTTACTATAATATCAATTGGAGAAATACTTGAATCTTTAAAAGTTAATTATTCTCAAAGTGATAACCAAATTAGTAGAAACGGTGTATTTGTAAAAGAACTTAAAGAAATAGGAATAACATTACCATTTGCTCAAGATTCTAACTTATCTAAATCACATGCTCAAAATAAATTTGCTGGTGTAATAAATGAGTTATATTTAATTGTAACTAAAGATGAAAAATTAAAAGATTTTGAAAGTAAAGCCATAACATTAAGCGATGGAATAACATATGATTTCTTTAGATTTGATATTACTGTAGCTAATCAACCTACTCAGGTAGCAAAAAGTGACTTTAATAATAATAAGCAAATATACATAACATTAGAAAGTCTTACTAAATTAATTAATAAACATATTACACTTCAAGATCAAAATGGCAAACCTATGGTAGAGCTTTCAACTACTGAAGGTGACCATATGAGTAGTCCTGGAGAACCTTTACTATGTTTAGGAAGTATATTCCAAATATCAACAAATCCTTTTATATGCCAGATAAAAAATAGTGCTTATGAAAATCCTGAAAATTTAGGATATGATGAAGGAACATTTGGTGATTTCTCTACTATTAAACGTATTATAAGTGGATTAGAAAAACCATACTGGTATGGCAATGATTACACTAAAACTCAGTTAGGTATTATTGGAAACATATATGTAAATTTATCATATATTTATTCTTTAATTACTAGTGAGGATTTAGAAAAACAAGATAAAAAGGAAAAGAACGAAATAGCATTGTTTGACTTTTTAAAAAATATGCTAAATGAAATTAATACATCTATAGGTAATGTAGCTAATCTTGATGTATTTATTGATCCACAAGATTCAAAAGCAAGAATCATAGATGTAAACTATGCTGATAATAAAAGTAGAGAAGAGGCTTGGAAAAAATGCTTTGTACTAGAAATACAAAATTTAAAATCATTAGTAAGAAACTATTCATTTGAATCCTCAATATTCCCAGAACAATCTACCATGGTTGCTATTGGGGCTCAAGCACAAGGTGGTGCTTTAGGAGAAAATGTAGAAACATTAATTGATTTTAACCAAAAATTAATTGATAGAATTATAGTTAAAAAAATAACTCCTGTAGGTGTTACTAAAACAGATGAAGATCCTGATAAAGAATTAAAAGAAAAACTTAAAAATCTAAAAGAAAATTTTAGTTTAATTAATGGTTATTTTAACAAAATAGATCCTGATTGGTATGAAACATGGTTTGGGTTATTTGGGGGTGCAGGTGATTTTGATATTAGTGATGGGACAAAATATTCCTCTGCTTTAAGAGATATAATTAATTTCTTCTCAGCATATTTAAAAGTAGACATTAAAAACCGAAATATTATTCCAACTAAATTATCCTTAGAAATGGATGGTATAGGAGGATTAATTATAGGAAATATGTTTAGAATACCAGAAGATATAACACCAAGAGGATATAAAGGAGATGGAGCCGGCCCAGAGAAAATAGCTTACATAATTAATGGATTAGGTCACTCTGTAAAAAATAATGATTGGACAACTAATATAGAATCCCAGTTTATTTTAATGGATGAACCTAGAGGAGCCAATATTGATATTTTAAAAGCAATTCAAATAGCAAAAATAGTTGCTGAATCAAAAGATGACGATGATGTAAATACTGCTGTAAAAGTAGATAAAGTTAAAACAAATACACCTATAGAGGCTCCTTCTAAAGATTTACCTGCAGGAATTACAGTAGATAAAGTAATAGCAGCAATGCAGAAAAAAGAATATTTAATCTATGCCAATACGGATTATGGCAGAAATAAATTAAATATTGTTGGTATTAAAAATGTAGATAAAAATATTAATAAACCATCAACAAATTATTTTTCAGATATTATAGTAATGTTTTATTATGATGATAATGGAATTAGACATGAAAGAATAGGTAGATTTACTTCAGTTCCTGGTTTATATTATCAAGCAACAGCATTTTATCCTGGTCAAAAGCGTTCAATAGCAATGGAAGAAGGACAATATGTAGATGCTTATAAACAAGGTACTCATATTAATACTCCACTTGCTTTAGTACAAAAAGATAAAATTCTATATAGACGAGATAAATCATTAAATAGTATTTATAATAATGATGGATATGAAAAGGCAAATAATGCTACAAATATCCATTCATCTGGTAATTATGGAGCCGACGATCCTAAAAAATTAATAAACAATTGGTCCGCTGGCTGCCAAGTTTTTAGAAATAAATCAGATTTTGACTGGATGGGTAAAGCAGCTTCTTATCAGATTGCAAAAACAAACCATAAATTATTTACTTATACTTTATTGAATATTAGAAATATAAATGGATACGAAAATTTAACAGAAGTAATTTAATATGCCTGTAAGAGTACCATCAAATCAAATTGTAACTAGTAAGTATACTATTGGTAAAGAATTCATAGTAGAAAGTACATATGAAGATTATCAAGGATATTATTATGAGTTTAATAGTAATTATTATGCTGGAAAAAAATTTAGTACTACTGCTCCTAAACTAGTAAAAGTAACATCAGATAAAATTAATCCATTAGTAAAAAATCCAAAAACTTCTATTTACGGAAAAATATCTAAGTTTAATTTTTTATCTTTACCTTTTCCAAAATCTATATCTAATGTATTTGAAAATATTCCTGGGGATGATAGTAAATATTCTACTTATTATATTAAAAAAACATCTAATGATGGGATCATAATTAGACAAATAGATAAGAATACATATGATTTATATAAAAATGATCCTTTATATCAAACAATAGAAGTAAAAATTGATCAAGGAGATGTTGGTATAACAGATGAAGAATTAAATAGAGCGGAAAATCAAATGCCTGGGTTTAGAGAATGGTATTTATCGGGAAGAGCTGGAGGGTAGAATTTGGTAGTCTAAGATTTTAGTCTTATATTTAAGGATAAAGGTTATGAAATATGTTTTACATAATAGAGAAACAAGAACAATTAGATAGATTAGGACCGTTTAATGATTGCTTTGTGAGATTCATTTCACAAAACGATAATTTCCACCCATCATTAAGCCCACTAAGTTTAATATACATCAGATCATTATCTGATCATAAAGGATATATTCTATGTTTAAGCCACACAGAATCATTCTCACTGGACATGAGTGTTACTCTTAACTGGCTCAATAAAAATACAGGTAAACTCTGGGTTATGGATAAGAAGCAGGCTATGTACTGGTTCCCATACCCAGACAAACTGTATGATGTTAATTTCATCGCTATACCTAATTTAACTGAGGCATTAAATATACCTGCTATAACATATTACTATAGCAAATATACTAATTTACCTATTGTAAATAAGCTAATTCCTATTTCAAAACACTATGAGGAAAGTGAAAATATATTTAATGAGGTAATAACATCTATCATTACACACGAAAATAGTCCTATATTTGCCTTTAATAATGATTCCCTAACGCAAGTATTCCATAGTATAGAATCACAAGGTATTAAAGTAGATAAACAATGCTTTATTGATTGCTATGGTAGTGAGCTAAAATACCCTGAATTTAATTTATCTAAGGGTAAAATATATAGCCAATACAATCTATATACCACCACTGGTCGTCCATCAAACACATACAACAGTATTAACTTTGCAGCCCTAAATAAAAACAATGGCGAGCGCTTATGCTACAGACCAACAAATGATAAATTTATTGAGGTAGATATTCAGGGATATCACCCACGATTAATTGGTGAGATGATTAATTTCCATTTCCCAATAGAGCAAAGCACATATGAATATTTAAGTGGATTGCTAGGTGTAAGTGCACAAGAGGCTAAAGAATTAACATTTAAACAATTATACGGTGGTGTATGGAGCGAATATCGTGATAAGCCATTCTTTAAGGATGTAGCAACATTTACAGATGAGCTATGGGATGATTTTAAAGGTAGCGGCTATATAGCAACGCAAAAT